CCAGCCCATTGAGCGCCTGCTATCTTGGCAAACTCATTATCCTTTAGGCACTGCTCATTGACTTCATTGCTTGAGCCTAATGCATCGTTAAAATCTATTAAGATTTCTTGTGTTGTTTTCATTTACTCACCAATGATTTCTAGTGCCAATATGTAGGTGGCTAACGTCCTGTACGACCGTTTGTTTTATGTGAATTCTTTCGCTCATCATAACACAATCGGATAGGTTGGGACTTGACAATTTAAACTTACTGCGCATTGTATCTTTAGTGTACAACTCAAACAAGCCTGAGCCGTTTGGTTTGATAGGGATGCGGCACAACTCAGATCTAAGCTTGCCTATGTGTTTAATGTTGGAACTAAAGCTAATCAGTAATTCAGGGTCGCATATTTCACCATGAACTATTGCCCTGTATGTTAAATAAACCCTATCTCGTAAAGATGCGTAACATTGCGCTCTTAGGTTTCTAAATACTTCTTTGTTTGTTTTTTGCTGCTGGGAGTTTTCACCAATGGCAGGCTGGTAGATTGCATCAGCCATATCAGGACTTGAAGCCCCGTTAAACTGGTAAACATCAACATGAGTGCCGTCTAGGTTAGTATTAGCTTGGCGCTTTAATCCCGCACCCATGCCGCCCACATCATACTCGAACTGGTCCGCGTTGTTCTGCACTGCGTAATCAGTCGCCCAATCCATGCCCTCGTTTACGTCTAGGTCTTCACGCTCTTCAACCTGTTCAATAACATTACCATGCCTTAATGAAATTGCTTTAGGGTCAGGACCTTGATCTGACGGGTCATGTGTAACCTTCTTAATACCCCTTGCTTTAAATCCGAGCTTTTCATGGGCATCAATACAGGCATCGAACCATTCGGACATAATCAAACCGTTAGGGATAGAGTCATTAAATTGCCCCATCCAGATATGATCATATAAAGCCCTAGGTAGGTTTGCATGGTCCCATTTTCGCTCTTGATCTAAGTCATTGGGAAACCATGGATTATCCGTGTAGTTCATATCAATAATTAAATGAAGCTCGTCTTCATAGATGCCATCTCTATCTAGAACCTCTCTAAATGGCGTTATGAATCGCTTAGAAAAAGGGTCTTCACTTGATGCGGGGTTGGCAGTAAAGATCATTGAGCCGCCTTCTTCACGCATGGTCGGAGTTAGTAACTTTAAACTATTCTCTGACGTAGCCTGAGCCTCCTCAGTCCAAAACCGCTTAAACCCATCCATTGACTTCATAGAATCAGGATTACGGGCCAAGCCTTTAAATTTAGCCTCAGCACCATTACTAGATTTAACTGATGTATTTGTAAAGCTAAACCCATCTAGACCAATCTTTCTAATCTGATTAGCTAATAGGCTTTGCACTGAATCATCAATAGAGTTTTGGAATTCACGAAAGCACGCAGTCTTAATGCCTCGGTCATGCATATCAACTACACATATTTGACCTACTGTCTGGGACTTACCTGAACCACGACCACCTATGATAATGATAAATCGCTTAGGTCTAGTTAATACAGGCTCAAGCTTAATAGGAATAGAGGCGCGTGGATTTTCATCCGTTTCAATCCACTTGCCGTTTTGGTGCTTTATTGTCTTTACTAATTTAGGACCATTCTCCGATGGCTCATATAAACCGAATGGCGTTGAAATGCCGTTACCAGTAGAAGTAACAACGATGGACTCTAATTGATCAAGCTTCTTTAGAATTGCGTTCATCTAATGCCTTTTCAATTGCTTCTAGTCGCTGCTTGATAATAGTGATCTCATCAATCTTAAGCATCTTAGCTATCGAGTCTATAAACATGTTTGCAATATCAGGTGATATCAATCCTTTACTAGCCGCCTCTAATACTTGAGACGCTTGCTTATCTGGCGTTGCGTTAGAGTCGAATTCAAACTCCACCCTTTCCATAGTAGGCTTAACACTGGACCAGCCTTTATCTGCTAAGACTTTAAGCATTTGCCCTGAGTCTTTGTCGTCTATATTGAATGCGCGCTTGGCTATATGAGAAAAAAAGGCGTTCTCTGCCTCTTCGCGTGTAGGCTCCCCATGCAATCCAACAAGATCTTTGACAGTCTCGCTTTTAATTGCATCAAGTATTTTATTTTTAGTGCTTCTGCCTCTTCGTTTTTCTGGCTGTCTTTCTTCTGAAAATTCAGGCATTCCCGTATCTCGCTCGTATTTACTTCTAAAAACCCCAAAAAAAGGCTTAATAGCCTTTAGGTTGCCTCAGAATTCACAGGGGTTTTGTCCGACCTGAGGCGCGCCGGAAAACCGTTTATTTATTTCTTTGAGTTAAATTCTTATAGATTAAGATTGACGTTAATACAATACTACAAAGCGTTGCAACGATAGCTAGAACCCCTTGTATTAAGTCAACCGTAGAGCTAACACCTATACCCATAGAAGCACTAGCGACTACTGCCGCCACCTTTGGGCTTGCTATTGCGTGCTCTACTACTGGTCTGATTGCTTCGCTCATAAGCGTTCCCTATTACTACCCATACGGCGCTGGCTAGCATTAACAAGCCAATTATTGCCACGGCTATCAATTCCATCTTTTTTGTCGCCATCTGTTTTTATTAGTAGCCTAGCGACCTCTAATAGTGAAAGGATAACACATAGGGATTGATACACATCGACTGGCAAATATGAGTACCAAAGAAAGAAGCCGGAAAAGTTCGCAATTAGGAATAACAAAGATATGAATTGAAGATGAATCACCATTTGTGAGTGAGTGCTTGTTTTCTCAATGCCTTTAATCAACCCAAGCAAGCCGATTGTAAGCATTGATAACCCCATAGAGCCAACATAGTAAATATAAGCCTGCTCCATTGTGAAGTACTCACCACCAAGATTAGATAGGAATAACCAATGCAGCAAGAAAGGTATAATTAAAGCTGTAGAGCAAAGCAGTCTATGCGACCATCCACAAATAAAATTAACTACAGCGACCAGTGATAATAAAATTAAGCTAAGCATACGGTTTACGCCCTTTACTGCCATCACCACCAACACCAGCTATTTTCTTTTTAGCTGGACTTTTTTTGCTTGGCTTCTTCTTGCTTGGCTTCTTAACTGTAGTTTTCATGTAATCACCTTTAATTGATTATTGCATTTTAGCAGATATTAGACTAAGCGCAATTCCTACCCTTTCGCCGCAGCTTCACCCATTAACCCAGCATAAGCTGCTAAGTCTTCAAAGTTGTCTAATTTAAAATCGCCTTGGCTTGTACGCACTAGCTTCAAGATAGCCATAAATGCCCAGCCTTGTTCTTCTGTTAACTCTAATCCATAAAGTACATTAAACATGTCAACGGTCTTACCCATTGAGCGCTCGCCTTGTGGGTTATCGTAGGTGACTGCTCTGTCTTGCATATGGCCTAAGCCTGCTTCTAGTATGCTTGCTGCTGTTACCTTGCTGATTTCTTTTTCCACATTCTCTGATTCAGGGACGTTTACTATCATACTAACATCTAGTACTGGTCCATTATTTAAGCAAGCGCCTATCTTGTAATCAGGGGTTTGTTCACTTGAGCCTGCATGCACTAAATCATCTACATAAGACTTAATCTCTTCATTAGTCATTACCTTACTCTTATTGGAATTTGTATAGATACCTAGCTCTGGCTTATCATGGCCGTGTTCGTAGGGGTTTTTGCCTTCGTGTATGATAGCCCAGAATTCATGCCCTTGAGGGGTGTAGTCAAATGAGAAGGATTCAAACATACCTTCGCCATTTATTCTTACTTGGCATATAGGGCAATCAATAACGAGCTGCAACTCATAATCAGCATAAGCCTCGCCAATTACGGCAGCTACTTGTTTATAGCACTTTAGGTCTGTTGGTTTCATTTGTTTAGCTCCTTTAGTAGTGCGTCGGCCATGGATACTGATTCACTAGCTACAAGCGCGCGAGTACCATTTGAAAGCAAGCCCTGCATAGCCATGACTGCGAAGTACTCTCGCTTAGTAAGGCCACCAAGGGATTTTATTGTATCCTCTATCCCCTCATATCGCATTGTTCTTGCTAAGGCATCTGTAGCTACAATTGTATCAATTGGCATATCTGAGTTATTCATCTTCTCACCCCTTATTAACTTTATATAAATATTCACTCACTCGGTTTCTTTCGTTTAACGCCAGCTTTAACACTTCACCATCACCAGACTTGCTAGCGCTTTTAACTATCTTCTCTAGCGCCCGCAAGGTTTTAACCATTTCAGCCTCTGACTCCGCAAGCCG